CAATTAAGGCATTCTCAAGTGAAGTTTCGTTAAGGTCAGCAGCAGTTGATGGCTCGTTACGGAATGTACCACCACCAGCAAGTGGGTGGTCAGCCGCGCAAAGCTCTTTGCTGTCACCACCAGCGAAGTTACTGTCAAACGCATTGTTTAGCGTTGCGGCAGCTTTAACTTGCTTGGTGTGTGCCATTGAACGTGCTAGTGCGCGTGTGTAGCGTGCACCAAGACGGTCATATAGGTTATCTTCCATTGCTTCTTCAGTAAGCGCGAAAGCCAATGAGATTGTCTCATGTGAGTAACGAGCTGTGTATGCTTCTGAAGCATTGTCGAAAGATACGCCTGCACCTTCTTGTTTGGTTTGGGCGTTACCAAAACCTACGAGCATTACCTCTTCTTCAAACGCACGGTCTGATGATTCGGTGTCGTAGATTTCTGCGTGTTCCGCATCATAGCGGTCATATTCCATGCCGAACAGGGCGTTCAGGCCTGGCTCTAGTTCTTTAACTAGCTGTGCTCTTGAAATAGCCATTATCTAGTCTCCTTATGCCAACCCAGCCGTGCCGCCACGGATGATGTGATTGTTGATAACGACCATGACATTAGTGTTTGCACTTGCGGTGTCACTGTTCTCTGGGTCTTGCGAAATATCAATCGCTTTCAGAGGCAGTGTTGCGGTTGCCGCGCCTGTTGACACACCAATTTCAGTGCGTGAAAGCCCTGAATTTGTGTCGCCTGTACCAACAACAATGTCAAAGTTTCCGAACAAATCCGTTACAGGAAATGCAGCGTTACCTTGGATTTCGTAAACTACGTCTGGCGAGTCAATTACGAATGCCTCAATGTCAGCAGCCGCGATTGAGCCAGGGTAGTAGTTTGAGAATGTTTCCTTACCAGAAACAGGGTCAGTGTAACGGCAGCCGTTGAACACACCCAGAGCAGCATCGGTTTCGCCAGCAGCTTTAACGCCAATTGTTCCAGCGGTTAGTGCTTCCACTAAGTCGCCTTGGAAAATCGCGCCAGAAGCATTGTTAGCAATGCGATAGCGGTTCTGTTGGTTCATAAAGGCTGAGCCGTTCATCATCCGCGCTGGGCGCAGACCAAAGGCAGCATCTTTATTTGCCATTTTGAACTCTCCTTACGAGTTTATTTTTGGCCCCTAGAGCCAAAAGTTACTTGACTTGAGCGCTGTGGATTTAGCTTGGGCATAGCGGAATTAGATTCACGCATCCAATCTCTATCTACAGCTTCCATTTGATTTTCTGTAACGCTACGGTAATGTGCGTCACGCTGTTCCACAATCTCTTCAGGTATTCTGGCAAGAACCAAACCACCTACGCCGATTACGCCAGCGTTTTTACCTTCGTCAATGACAGGTGCATCGAAATCAGGATAGTCTTCCGCCCGTACAAGCTCCCAACCTTCACGGCGGCGCTTATGGACGTTGTTTCGGTCATCGTATTCCATGACTGACTCACGAATCCATCTGTGTTTGAAACCCACAGGTGCTTCAGGAGCCTCAAGGGTTGATGGTGGCCTCCACGCGTCTACTCTCGCTGTTTTTTCACGGGTTTGCGAATCCCGGCTAGCGCGGTCAACCATTATGCACTCCTTGTGTCTATTTTAGCGACTTCTTTTGCGTACCGCTCAAGAGGAATATTCATCTTCTTGGCGAAAGCCACTTGACCTGGTGTTAATTCCACCGTTTTTTTCCGCCCTGATTTCACTGACCGTCCAGAGGACGCAGGCGCAACTGCTTGGGCGTTCTGCCGCTGTGCCTGAAACTTGTGTGGAAACTCTACGCGCATACGCTTGTCGATTTCCTTGTAATAATCATCACTTGTTGGGTCAAAACCCTCAACACCAACTAGAGCCTCGTGAATGGCCTGCACTCCACGAGTCATAACCATGTCTTTGTTGAACCACTTGTCATTATTTGACATCCATGAACGAAGCTTTGGGTCCAAATCTTCTGTTCTAGGAACAGCTTGTCTTTGAGGGGCTTGCGGCTGCTGGGCCTGTTGCTCAGCTTGCGCCGCTTGTTGCTCGGCGCGACCCTTTTGAACGCGAACTCTTTCTTGTTCAATAGCTAGCCTTTGCAACAAAGAAACAGCCTCTGTCTCTTTATCAATATCGCCTATGTCTCTAGCTTCTCTTAAAAGCTTTTTAGCTTGCTCCATTTGAGAATCAACGCGAGCGCCGTATTCATTGGTATAGCCTTGGTCCAACTGATTTAAACGAGCTTTAATCTGAGTATTTTCTTGAGCCATCTGCTGAGCGTACTGATACGCGGCCTCTGCCTCTTCCATTGCTTGTTTACGCTTCGCGGTTAGTTGATTAATGCGCTTCTGAACATTGCCACTGTAATTTTCAAGCTCATCATCACTAGCGCCGTCTGAATCTGCAAAATCTGAAGACCCGGATAATTGTTCGGGTTTTTCTTCAGTCGCCACCTCAACAGATTCAGAATCTTCAACGTCAAATGTTACGTTTTCTTCGGCTTCTTGATTCATAATGTTTTCCATAATACGCCTCCAGTATTTTTATACATACGAGATATCTGATGGGTCAAGTATAGTGGCGATAATGTTATCGTCATTTATGAGTCTTACCTCAAGACCGTCCACTTTAAATCTATTCCCAGCATATCTACCCATAAGCACCCATGATTTCTCAGAAGCCCACGCGCCTGATGGAAACTTATCTGCGTCTTTGTAAGCGTCTGGTCCAACCTTAACAACATAAGCTGCTACAGTTGCGAATGCTTCTCTGTCACGAGTTGCATCAGGAATGTAGATTCCGCCTTTTGTTTTGGCTGGTGGGTAATAAGGAATGACAAGAAGGCGATACCCAACAGGCTCTGGAAGGCGCTCTAGCGCGGAAGAATCCATTTCTGAAGGATTTTCTGTGTTCTTATTTTCCTCTTCTTGTGGAAGAGCGTTTTGAACCGCCTTTGGTATTTCAGTCTGCGGCGCGTCAGACTTCATGTTAGCCGCAACCCTTTCAGGCACGAATAGTTTCTTAGCCATCTTCAATGACACCTTTCATCGCGGCTCTTATTTCATCTTCACAGTAAGTCAGTCCGCGTATTTGACCTACTATGAAGCGGTAGTTTTCCATGTTTTCTACCGCACCATTCGACAGCATAGTTGCATAGTCATCCTTCTGCTGTCGGATGTTCTTTAATAAATATTCTGTTAGTGCTATTGCGTCCATGACCCCTCCAGGCGCGGATTACTTCGTAAGTTTCTTGTACTTTTCAAATGACCTCATTCCACCCAAGCCGAGCATGCCTAACAATATAGTCATTAAGCTGTCCATATCAAATGCCGGGTATGAAACGGGGGGATACCCCATATAAGCGGTCACTACATCAGCCGAAGGAAATAAAATAAAATGAGCGAATAGGGCAAGACCGCAGGACCAGCCGATAAAGGGCCTCCAGCCGGATACAAAAACATTTCGAGATTTTGCCTCTTCAGCGTTAATAGCCATTTGGCCTTTTGCCATTTCCAAGGCATGTTTTTCTGCCATAGTGGCGATTTCATGCGCCAACTTATTTTTTTGGTCTTTGTCTTCAACAAATTTACCAATCAGCTCTGTGGCTGGGCCTATTAAAGCCTGTAACATGTCGTCCCCCTATCCTTTTAAATACATAGCAAACAAATATATACCAATTAAACCTACCGCACCGCCAAGAGTTATGAAAGCTATTTCTACCATTTGCTGTATTTGCCTTTTTCTTCTTTCCCTCATGGCTATTCTTTCTTTTCTTATCTTAGCTTGTATTCTTAGAACATCTTGCCAAGCATTAAAGCCATAATTGCCTATTAAGAAGTTTCTTAGCTCATTCTCCATCTCTTGAGCTTTTTTGTGGGCGACAAAGCTTTGCAAAGCCTCTTCGCCAACACTTCCATACTTTTTCTTTTCTTCTTTATGAACGTTCTTTACGGAGTCAATCGCGTCCATAAATTTTCCAATGTCCCCAGCCATAGCGTAGACATCTTTGGAAATAGAAAAACCTTTTTTAAGAGCTGTGAATGACGCGGTGGCAATTGCAATGGCGGATGCAGGGTCCATTTTTTGCTCCTAAACACCCTCCAACTACTTAATTATTTCTAATATAGCCCCGTCTTGCATTTTAACTGTCATCTCTTTACAAGTCCATCGCTTGTTAAAGTCGTTTTGATAACGCCCTACCTTTCTTTCTATTTTACGTCTAGTAGATAGGCATTCAGACAAGGAAGTGTACGGTGTGTACTCTGCTCTTTCACCGCCTATAACCAATAATAAAACAAAAGTAAGTTCAATCACCGTTTCGCAACTTTTCTAAATTTTCTTCAAGTCCACTAATACGTTTTTCGTAAAACTCTAGAGTTAATTTTTGTTGTTGGTCATATGGCGCACGACCTTCTTCAATCTCTGTTTGCAACTTCTCTAACTCAGTGGCAATGTGTTCTATTAGCATGAATTGCTCAGAATCAGCAGGGAGACTTCCCATCTCACCTCTAGGCCACTTGATGCGAAACTCTGTGTTCTGTTCCAAGTCAGAGTTCATCATTGTGATGTTAGTCTCGATTGTATTCAATCTTTCGATAATCGAAAAATAGGCAAAGGTCGCTAAACTAGCCGCGACAACCATACTTATAATGTTGCGGAGAGGAAGTGCTACCTCTGTGTTTTCACTTACTCTTGGCATCTTTAAACCTATGTCTAAAGAACACAATCAAATTTATGAATGTGTTCAATGTAACCATAAACACTAACCAATATTGGAGCTCTATAGGCATTAGCCCTTCTCAGAATTTAACCAGACTGCTAGACTGCCTGTCATGGCACCCGTGACCACCGATATTAGCGAAGCCTGCTGAGTTGTTAAATCCGGCTGGCTAAGCGCCCATTCAATGCATCTAATGTAAACGCCCGTCATGCAAAGCATCATAAATCGTGGCAGTATCTTTAGCTCTAATAGCTTTCTTGCTACATCTTCTGCACTCATTAGAACACGCCCTGAAATCTCTGTGGCCTAGCTATCGGAGAAAACCCTTTTACCACTCCGCCCTTTTTTAGGGCCTGCGGACTTTTTTGCGAGCTTTTTGGGCTTTGCTTTGATTTCCCCGCTGTCGATAACGCTATCGCTACTGATTGTTTCTGCGGGTACCCCTCGCTCTTCAACTTCGATATGTTTGATGATATCGTCTTCTGACTCGTACCTTTTGATAGCGGCATTTCTACGCTCCACCTTCTTAGCTTTTTCTACTTCTGCAACTTTGCGATTTAATGAACTTGCTGACATTTTATTGCCCTTTCGTCATGTTGTTTAGAGCGGCTATATCCCTCTGGGTTTGAATGCGCTCTTCTGCAACTCTGGTCTTTTCGTCCAGAGCCTCTTTTTGAATGTTGATGCGAGCCGCAGCTTCCATCTGGTCATTCATTTCTTTCTCGCGGTCAAGCTGGTTTCTGTCATCAGCCTCTTTCGCTCTGCGCTGAATATCGGCCTCACGCAAAGCAAGCTCTTGCTGACGAATCGCCACAAGAGGGTCAGTTTGCTGTGGCGGCGTTACAGCCTGTGCATACTGCTCGCTAAGCTCTCCAACAAGCTCAGCAGCGCGTGAGGCAACTTCTGCCTGCATAGCCATCATGCCTTCTTGAGAAGATTGAATTTGCATCTGCTCTTCTGGTGAAAGCTGTTCCATAATCTCTTGTTGCGCCATCGCTTCAGCCATAAACCCAAGATGCTCTTGGATATGGCCTTGCAACGTCATCACTATAGCTGCGTTAGCCTGTGCCACAGGTGTTGCAATAATTGCGAGGTGCGCCTCGATATGCGCCTGATGATTCTGGTCTGGGAAAGCTTGTAAAGGCTTGCCGCGCATAGCTTCCTGATTCTCCTTAGCCGGATTTGTAGGTTGAGGCACAGGTGGTGGAGGGAGTATGGCATCAACATTGGTAACTCCTAATGCTTCGTACATTTTTCTGTACGCTTGGTATAAACCCTGTTCGTTCCCATGAATTTCAGGGTTTGATTGAACTAACTGTAATTCTGTCTGCGCCAAAGCAATACGCTGTGACATAGAGAAAATATTCGGGTCTGAAACTGGCAAAACATCAACGCGGGCATCGAAGTCTGTCACCTTTATTTCAGGTGGTGCGCCGGGTATTGCATACGGATACATCGGTGCCATAAACCTGCCAAAAACATTAGCCAGAAGCTTAAATTCCATCTTCTGAGAATAATGCAAGCGCTTATGAATAGCGGACATAACCTTTGTGCCGCGCTCCATAATAGCCATAGTAGTCCCTACAGGCGTTTCTCCGCCCATCTCAGCCACCTTCATGTCAGCCATAGACGCAAACCTACGCCCAGAGTCTACAAGCGTCCCTAGGAGCGCGTAGAGCGTCTGTGAGGGCTCTTTAAACGGCAGCGTCATCAAGGACTGACGAATATCCATACCCGCGACATCAATATCACGGAATTCACCCGGGCTCAGTGGCTCATCTTCGTCACGAATACGAGCGCCACGCGCTTTGAAACCCGCAGGAAGGTTAGATAACGTGCCAGCGTCAATAAGCTGTCTTAATAGGCTGGTTGCTGCCAAAGACAAGCCGCCAATCATGTGCGTCAAGCCAAAACCATAGAAACCCAAACCAGGCAAGAACTTATAGTGCACAAAATAAGGCTTAGCGCGGCGCAACGGGTCTGTCTGCTCGTAATTGCGGCGAATAGACAATACTTTGTTGTTCTTTTCTATGATGGTGACAATATATGGCAGCTTTAAACCAGTTTCTTCGCCACTGGGGTCTAAATCTTCAAACCCAGGCAAATCCAAGTTTGTATGCACCTCGTATAGAGTAATATCTTCGTTGGTGCCCGCAGGAGCAATGCCCTGAACATCATCAATGGTTTCCTGAACATCTGAATAATCGCTCTCGCCATAGCCCTCACCCGGCAAGTCAACGTCAGCATAGAAGCCAGTTAGCTGAAGCTTGCGAACTTCGTTTCTGTCCATCTTCACTACATGCGTAATGCGAGTAGACGATGCTAAGTCTGTAGCTGTATAAGGAACAACTAAATCTTCAGCATGAACGAACTTAGACACTGCCCTTTGTAACAAGGGGTCGAAGTAAACCTTCTTAAAAGTACTGCCTATTAACGGAAGATAGAACAACATCTGGTCTAACTCAGGGTCGTACTCTTCCATCTCGTAAGTAATCTGGTAATTCATGTAATTTTTAACGCGGTCAGCCTGCGCTAAAACATCCTTGTTCTCATCACCAATAATTTGTGTCCGCACAGGGCCGCCAGCAGGCAGCAGCTCACGATAAGCTTGTGCCTGAAACTGTGTAACAGACTCAGCAAGCAAAGGATGCACAACACCAGAAGCACCCTCAAACGGCTGAGAACGCTCTTCGTACTTCATGCCAAGCAAGTCAATGCCGCGCTTGTATGTATCTTCCCAATCTTCACGAGAAGATAAATCATCGTCAATGTCGCCAACCAAATCAGAGGCAA